ACAAATTCACCACCATGCGACGCTTGGTCGCCAAAAGTGAATACTAAATTATTATTCTCTGTTCTTACAACAAAAGAATTGTGTTCAGTGTTTGCTATTGATTGAAAGTTGAACCTTTGCACACTCGCTACTGTAGGTTCAATTTCTACGTCCCACTTAACTCCTTTAAATTTTACAGTTTTAAGCTTTTCGTTAATTATTTCAGCGTTCATAAATCTGTAATCGTTTTTGAAGTCACCTTTTTCGTTTTCAAAGTGAATGCCTGTTGGAACCTCAGCACTATTTCTAGTGCCTTTCAACACACTTATTTTAGCTTTCTCTTTGTACTCTGGACATTTTAAATGAATATCTAGTTTGCCTAGTTGTGGCATTCCAAAAGTTCCGTCCATCTCTGTTTGTGGTTTGTGAAATGATCCTTGCAAGATAACTGATCTATCTTCAGCCATTGAATCAATTGTAGTTTCATTACTGGTACCAGTAATTTTAACAAGATCCAAAAATCCCAAGCCGTGCGTATGCTTGACTATGTCTCTTAAGATATCTATCATAGTTAATATTATATAGGTTATTTAGATTTTAATCAAGATTAATTTCGTTAATGTTGTAAACAACCGGATTTTGTTTACCAGGAAGTTTAAATATAACATAGTTTGCACCTTGTTCAAATTGGTTAGTTTCAACTACTTCGTAGCCTGTGGCTTTTAGCATACCAACCATTTTTGTTTTGGTATTATAGTTCCAATAATTTCTTTTCGCCATTGCTAAATCATAATCATAATGACAATCAGCATATTGTATAAAACCATACCCACCTGGAATAAGGACTCTTTTGAGATCACGTAGATATTCTCTAATATGTAATTGTGAAAAAAACACAAATGTATCCCAACTAAACACAAAATTACACGATCCGTTAGGGATATCAGAGCAATCTGTTTTAGTAGTCAAATGGAACCTCAAGTGTTTACGGTGTAATGGATTAAACCTTCTAAAAACTTTATCTTTTATTTCAGGTAGTACGTCTAAAAAATAATTTGTAGTCCATCCCCTAAATTCTTTTGAAAACATTCCATTACCTGGCCCTATTTCCAACGAATTATAAAGGCTTTCTTTATTGAATTGGTAAATTTTTGTGCAAATACGTTTATATAAATGATCATCAACATTAGGTTTTTGTTTTTTAAATTCAAGGTCTTTTGCGTACCAGTCTCGCGGTTTGTCAATTTTATCAATTTCAAGTTCGTTGTTAGCATCCACAGCAATTTCAATATCTTTCAAAATTTTTAAATTTTTATCAATCAATTCTTGAAAGTCTGTACCTTTGGCTTTTTCCAGTTTTTCTATTAATAATTTTATTTCTTCAATGCTTAACATTTTTTGTATTTAAAATTCAAATAATTTATTAAACGTGTTACTGGTCTCCGTTGATTGCACGTCCCAATCCAGTACACCTATCAGATTGTCAATTTTTTGATCTAATATAGTTTGTTCCATTGCTTCAGAATCAAAAGGCAAGTCTTTAAACCAATCTGGAATACGTAATTCATCTACAGGATAAGCTATGCTTGTGTAATTTAATGGATTGTTCTTAAGTTTACAAACAATTACTTTTGCACCATCAGTGATAGGCAGTGAATATTTGTCACCATACATTTGTCGACATGTGTTCCAATTTATACTTGCTCTAACATGACCTGGCATATTTGCTTTGCCTTGTTTTTTTTCCTTCTCCCAATAGTCGGTTACGTTATTGGCACGTTTTGGAGATCCTTTTTCCCATCCAGGCCTAGCCTTGAAGTCCGATCTGAATTCAGATATTGCTTTAAGCACTTCTTCCTCAGTGTTGCCAATTAAAACTTTATAGAGAACATCACTTAAAAAGTTTTGCACAAACACAGGAGTATCTGATCTCTTCAAATCAAGACCCATTGCTTTAACTTTTCCTTCTTTACCTGTTTTATCAACACGTTCACCCTCTTTGTCATAGTATAACACTGCGTATCTTTTCTTTGTGATAAACAGTCCTTTCAAAGCAACAAGCTCTCGTCCTGCCTTTATCACTGCACCTCTTGTTGTAGGACAATGAAATGCCTTATTCATATAGCTAGCAAACGTTGTATTGACCTCATCAGCAATTTTATCATATAAACTTATAACACTCTCTTTGGTCCATGGTATTGATCCCGACTCAATTTCCTTTGCAAGTGTTTTATGTGCTGAAAAGTACACAGAGTCAGTATCACCGTATATAATGCTTTGACCAACATGATCATATTTGCCACCTATTATTTCATTTACTTTGGCACCCATGTGTTTTGTAATACATCTTCCTGTAAGTGTGACCGATTGTCCTATTCTCATATCAAAAAATCTACAACCTGGATTTAAAATGGCTCCATACAAACTATTTAAATTAATTTTTTTAACAAGCTGTCTCTTGTCCCAATATTCTTTTTCAATTTCATTATCACCAGCATCATGCATTTTACGTTGCATTTCCTTTCTTTCTGCGTACCATCGCTTTAAAAGTCCTGGAATAATTGCTTCAAATTCATATGTAAATATTGTACCGTTGGCACTCAGCATCCATTTGTTATTAGCTTCAAACACAACATCATACAATTGTGCCGCCGACATTCTCACACTTGTACCGTCTGTCCAATCTACTAGAACTTCAGTGCCTTTTTCTTTGTTCATCACTGCTTGATATTCCCAGCTACCGAATTGATTATCCCATGCGGCGGCAAAACTTTTTTTTTGTGATTTTGCCCTGTTTACTTCTGCAGAAGTTATTATAGGTCTTAGTTGTCCCACAATAGTTTCAGGCCCCATGTTCAATGCTCTAATAACACTTGGATATAGCGAATTTATATCAATTGATCCTATCCAATCATGCAAACCTTTTTTTGGAGTGGCCACGTAAGCACCAGCCGCTGTTACTGGTTCTGCTTGCTTGTCTCTGTATTTTCTTCCTGGCACAATCATGCCTCGTCTATGTGCTTCATTAACAATTGCTTGTTCAGTTACTGCGACTGCACCCATTGTTGTCTGTAGTAGTACTGTATTTTGGTGGGCTATTTCATTTGCAAGTTCAATAAATTTTAATTTTTTTTCAAGTTTAGCTAATAAGCTTGTGTCTTGTCTGTTGTATTCAATAAACAATCCAAAATCATTTTTATACAAATTGTCTAATGATCCCTCGTATATAGTTTTCTTTTCGCCCAATTCATGTTCACCAATGGCATCTAATCTAAAACTGTGTCGCTCTTCGTAAGTGTATTTCCTGTACAGTTCTAATAAATCTAAATGCACTCTCCCAATCAAATCATAACTTAACTGCTCTCTGCCATATTTTTCAAATGTTCTTTTTTTTGGCTTTTCTCCCCAAAAACATAAACGTCTAGTATCATCAGAACTGAGGACTTTTTGTATTCTTCCAACTGTGTAAGGGATATCATAACCTTCGGAGTTCCATCCTGACAAAATATCAGCATCTTCAACTAGTTGTAGAAAAGCATCAAGCATGTCTTTTTCGTTATCAAATAACATAGTATTTGGAAAACGTTCTGTCAGTTCTTTTGCCTCTTGCATTGATATTGTTTTAGGCGGAACAGCAAGTGTGACAAGTTGATCCGTCCATCCCATATAACAACTTATGGCAGTAATGGGCATGAACGGATCATCTGTTGTCGAATAACCCCTATCAGGGTCAAAGTCTACCTCAATATCAAAAAACATTACGTTCAATTTAGGAGTTTCTTTACCGAGATAATTCTCTTCTAAACATCTAAAAACTGGATTGATATCTTGTTCGTGTAGAGATTTGTTAGATCTAATACGTTGTTCCTTGATGAACTCCTTAGATGTTGCACAAGTAACTTTTTGTAATTGTTCGCCCGTGGTTGATCTGTGCTTACCTCTACTGTCTGGATAATAAAAAACATATCTTGCATCATACTCCACAAATACACGACCTTTTTTTGGATCACGTTCTACAACGTAAATTTTATCTTCGTCTTTTTTATATAAGGCGTCTATGTAACTCATTGTATGAATACTTTGTATAATCCTATTGTGTTCATTATTGTAAACCAACCTGTAAGGCATGATATCCAAACCAACCTACGTCTAAATCCTGCCCAACACATGGTGCTAGATCCAAGCCAGTATAATGGAAACACTATGTTCATTATAGGATGTGGTGAAGTAAAAGTCAATACTGCTGATCCACATATGGTTACAATTACCGAGAATATTTCAAGATAAAAAGCAAATGGATCTGTGATGTAACTCTTTACCCAAAATTCTTTGAGTAAGGTGTACACTAAAGTTTACCGGCTGTGTTTAGTATACTTTCTAATGTGTCCATGTCATCAGCAATATTTTGATAGTTGCCTCTATGTGCTACGGAAATTGCCTTGTTAATTAAGGCTGGTTTAAGCTCTAGTTCTTCAGCTATCGCTTTTACTGTGTCTTTTAGTCCTGTTCTTAAATCTTCCACTTCACCTAAAACTTGTGAGCCTTGTGAGATAATTTGTATTAGTTTTTGTTTTTCTGCTTCGTTAAAGTTTCTTACTGCCATATATTCTCCTTGTTGTCTGTAAGTATATAATAATTTGGTGATAATTGCAACTTAATTGAGTCCAAAAAAAGTTTTTTTCCAATAATTTTGCTGGGCAATATCTAAATTTGTCCATTCTGATTTTTGGTCAAGCATTTTATAACTAGATTCAATCCAATCGATTGAGGTCAACCAACTTTCCATTTTGGTTTTTTCTTTCAGTATTGCCTCGTATTCACTAGTACTAAAGTTAAATGAAATTAATTCAAAACTATTTCCTTGAGCATCACAGTAATCAATGTTGAATTGTAATCCCCATTTTGGTCGCATGTTAGCCAATTTGTATAATAATGGACATTTTTGTGCGAATCTTTTTAGTTGTTCCAGTGCTTCGTCTTGATATGCTGGCCTTTGTAGTAGAATCGCATTGTTTATATGTGGGCCATTATCAATGCCTTTTTTGGAACCTGTTTTCTGACCTTCCTCCAAAAACCAGTCTTTTTGCAAAAACCAATGGTTAGCTCTATGCGCCGATACAGCAAACATATTTTTTTTGGCGTAGAGTCTTTCTATTCTGGAAAGATCAAAGCCATGATAATCAAAATTATGAATAAGAGACCATAAATTTTTAAACCATTGGTCTGTTTCTGCTCTATCTTCAATAGGTTTTTTATAATTTGCTCTGGGATCAAACTCTCTATCTGTAATTTTTATTTGCATATTTTTAATTAGTTAATTTGTATGCCCATGAACAATTATATGGCCATATCTTTGATGCCACATCATCATTTGTCCATTTTACTAAATTTGTTTTTGCATCTTCAATAAAGGTTACTTTGTATGTCCCTGCCGTGTTTAAATAAAAGGACAATCCAGAACTCCAGTGTGTTGTGGCACTAGGATCATGCAGATGTAAAATATTATTGCCAGATAAAATTTTTCCACTTAATACAATTAAAGATGGACAATCTATTGTTAAATCAAATGTGATATTTTCTCCATTGTATTTGTCATAACTTATATCTATCACATTGTCAACTTTTTCATTAAAATTAACCATATCACGGACTGGAAAATTCATAAAATGCTGTGTTGTAGAATTAGAAACTTTTTTATGTATATCATGGAGCGATTTTGCAAAGCCTTTGTGTAAAAGGTTTTCTGGAATAAGTTGTAGTTTTTGTTTCAACCATGTGAATCTTTCCATTGGATTTTTATATATCAAAGCGTCCATTTGTATTGTGTTTGGCACACATTGGAAGTGGCTACTTACATTTGGCTTTGCGTGTCGCCATGTTTTTAGGATGCCTTCACCTATTACATCATAGTTTATAGTTTCACTTACTAATATATCAATGTCATGTTGAAAGTTTGTAAAAATATCTTTACTCCAAAAATCTTTATTTAAAACAGTAAATTTTTTTGTATCAAAGTTCTCTCCAAGTAATTTTTTAGCTATGATAGATTCCTTTTGACCTCTTTCAATTGCATATACAAATTTTGCCCCATGATGTAAAGCGTAGGCAGACAATATTCCAGTGCCAGAGCCAACGTCTATTACCACTTTGTTTTCTACATTCTCTAAGGCTTTGTAGTAGAATAAGTTGCGTGTTTTATCATTTGTCATCTTAAATGACTTTTTGATATCTATAGCCTGCATAGGCATGTACTTATTTTAAAAAATATTAGGAATTATTTTTTGTGTTTTTCACAAGACTATCAAGATCATAACTTGGATCAATAGCACCGTGTTTGGCTTTTGCTATATTATCCATTTGTACCGCCACTTTGAAATCAAAGTCTGTGACATCGTTGGTTCTATGAGTATAAATTTTTACCAAAACTTCATCATAAAAAATTGCAATATCTGCATGATGATCTAATTCTTCCTGAGGCTTTACTGTGTCTATTAAAAATTTAATTGTTTCAAAGTAATCTACAAACTTATATCTCTTTTGTAAACTATTATCTTTGTATTCCCAATCAGGCAAATATTTCTTTCGCAATTCTTCAATTTTATCTTTTGGTAAATTTTGATATTCTCTAGTTGCACTTTCATTTATGTTTGCTTTCATAAATTGGTTTGCATCTCTTGTAAATTTATCTAGTTTGGCAAGCCCACGACTACCAGCACTTGACGGCGATTGCATTTGTTCACCAGAATCAATATGACCTCTTTGACGCATTTTAGTTACGTCATCCAGGTATTCTCTATAATTGTAAGGTATACTACTCATTATAATTATTTATTTCCATAGAACCATCTTAAAACGTTCTTTATCAACACCAAAATATTTTGTTTTCCAAGCACTCTGTTCAAAAAATCCTAAATGATGCCATTCAGATTTTTTTTCTAGTATTTTTTGAGATGCATGTGCCCAATCTTGTGCTAATAAAAATTCATCCATTATTAC